GTAGGGAAAGCCGGGAAGGGGCCGTCCCGATGAGGGGGGGGCTATCGCTTCCGATTCCCGCCTTTTTCCGGGTGCTGTTTATTGTGACACGCATGACAGAGGCTTATCAGGTTGTTATTTTCCCACACAAGCTCCGGATATTCGTCCGCGTGCTTGATGTGGTGTACCTCCGTTGCCTCTACCGCCTTGCCGTATCGCTTGCAGTGCTGGCATTTGTACCCGTCCCGGCGCAGAACGGCCAGACGCTTGTGTTTCCACCGCGTGGATGTATAGTCAAATGGCATTAATCGTTCCCCGCGAATAGTTTTATCTTTGCTCTTTCGTTTTCCAGTCTCTTTGTCGCCGCATCAAAATATCCTTTGTGCGTCTCAAAGCCCCAGTATTCCAGCCCCGCACGGTGACATGCGATTAAACTTGATGCGCTGCCCACGTGTGTATCAAGTATCTTGTATCCCGGTTTTGCGTAGTGGTTAAGCAGCCAGGTATACAAGGAGATTGGTTTCTGCGTGGGGTGGAATCTTTTCTCAGTGTTTCCCTGTGAGCTTGCTTCCACATACGCTGCGTTCCCGGAAAATGAAGTCCAGGCATATTCAACCGGAGCCATGGAAAATCCTTCCTTCGGTATATTGGTCTTCCGCCATACGACAAAGCAGCGCGTAGGCGGGAGATCAAAGTAATTCCCACCCCATATAATCTGATTGCGACTGACCCGGGCAAGCTCTATAAAGTACGAATCATCCGGTGCAACGTCCCAAGTGCGGATATCTGTGTCGTCAAAGATACCCCCTTGACTGTATTTCGCCGCCCATGTTCCGCCCGTCCGACAAATCGTAACGCGAGAATCGTCCTCCGAATCTTCCGGTCGGCCCGTTCCAGTCAGCCGCCCCCCCCGCAAGACCACTCTTGTTTGCATTTGCAGCATTGCCATATGGAGGATCAACTATGGCCAGATCAAAAAACTTATCCGGGAACATTTTCATTCCGTCCATGCAGTCCATGTTGTACAAGCCAGTTTTTAGCATTTCATCCTCCTTGTACGCCGCCGCTCCACCTCCGGCTGCCTATGGCGCTATCCCCTCCCCACATCCCCGCACGCAGGAGGAGGACGTGCGGAAACTAAAAGCCGCCCTTTCGGACGGCTCGAAACTGGTCTGCCCGGTGGCTTTTTCCTCCCGCCACCATGGCTTATTATCAATATACCACGGACTTACCGGACATACCGGACATTACAGATTTTTTTCTAAAAATCTTCGCACGCGCTTCCTCGCTGCCTCCTCAAAATGTGGAGAGCCGTACATACGCTTTGCCACCTGCCGCCACGTAAGCCCGTCCACGTACCGCAGCACGATCATGCGCCGCACCTTGATATCTCGCACAGAGGATATATATTCCTCCACATCCGCCAGCTGCTCCTGAGCATCCGCCAGACGGTTCCGGCGCAGGGTGTCTATCCTTCGCAATGCCGCCTCTTGCCTGCGGGATATGCCGGATACCTTGATGGTATGTGCGCAGTAGGGCCATTCCGGCGCGGATCCTATCACGGTATCCGCCAGAATATCCATCCTCTCCATAAGGCGCTTTTTGCGCTCCTCCAGATCGGCAACCTCATCCGCCAGTGCGCGGTAGTTTTCCAACTGCTCTATGGTCATATTTCCTTCCCGCCCGTCAAGCCGATAGCGCAGCTCCGCTTTTTACTCTTTGATTTCCAGCATCGTTACCTTTGGATTGTGCCGGGGATCCACGAGGAATCCCGGATGTTTAGCATCCTCTGCGTCCCGGTAAGGCTCTTGTCCGTTTTTGGGGTACTTATCTCCATCGTCCGCAACCACGATTCCTTCTTTATATTCGTAAATTTTACCGACAGTCCACCAGTTGTACACGCCCCTATCCACGCACACCATTTTCCCGTTGTAATACTTCGGTTTCTCCGGCTCCTTCTTTTCCACTTCCAACGCCCTCCTGAGTGCCAGCTCGCACCCGGTATACAGGTCAAACTGGTCATCCGGGGAGCACTTGGCCGTGCCGTGCAAATCGCCTATGTGTACGGTAATGGTGTTGCCGTTGCGCTTGATTACGCCGATGGTTCCTTCACGTTCAAACATCGAAAATGAGACTGTCATCCATCCTTTGCTTTTGTAACTTCCAGCGCTGGAATGCGTGAGATACTTTCCTCGCTTGTCGGGATACCCGCACTTGATTTCATGCCCGACCAACAGGCTTCCGACTGTAAAACTGTCAGTAGGTAACTCTCCTCCACGCCACCTAAGCCCCGCCTCCTGGCACATCTTCAAGAACTTAATCCGTTCTCCCCTGTTCGCAAAGCTGACCGAAATCTTCTTCTCGATAAAATCCTTCATGGTATACATGGTTTTCGCTCCTTTCTCACATCAAAACATGGCTCATAAGTACTGCCGTGGTCACAGGCCCCACGCCGCCCTTGAAGGGGATGAGGTTGAGTCCAGCATCGTACTCCTCGTACCCATCAGTATCATAGTCCCCTCCTACGTTAATCACTGTGCATCCACGAGTCACCCACGTCCAGTCCAGCAGTCCCTTTTGCCCCGATGCACATACGACAATATCCGCACTGCCTACCTGCCCAATCAGTTTTGCCCTGTCAGTCTTACTGTGGCACACCGTCACCGTGGCATCCCGAGCCAGCAGGAGCATGGCCGTGGGCTTGCCTACTCTATCCGACCGCCCGATCACTACCGCATGTTTGCCCTCTATGGGGATATTGTAGTAGTCCAGCATCCGGATGATCGCTTCGGCCGTGCAAGCGGTACTCTCGCAAAGCACACCACGGTAGGCTTGCAGCTGCCCCCAGTTATCCTGCCCGTCCACCGCAACAAAACTAATCATGGGCTGTGGCTCTCGCCGGATATCTATCACACGGCATGCGCCCTTTTGCGCAGCGTTTATGGCGCTTGCAGCATACACAACGTGAGCCTTCCACTTTTCCGCTTCCCGCTGGATTGCCGCCAGATAACGCTTATCCTCCGTCTCATCTCTGATCACCGTCAGCGTCCTCTTCCGCGCCATTGCCTCAATCCGCTCTGCGTACTGCTCCCGCAGGGCATCCGCTACTGGTTTGCCGTATAAGATCATGCTGCTCACCTCCGCGTTATCTTTATTTTCAACTGTCTCCCCAGCCACTCCAAGCCGGTTTTTGTGAGATGATATGTTGCTCCACGCTCATTCCTGTAGACTCTGAATAGGCACTCTGGCAATTTATCCAGCAGTCTGTTTCCCTCCGGCACGTCTCCGTAGTAGTTCCGGTATGCCCGATAAAAAGCCTTTCCGTGGCGGTGATACGGGCGTTCGCTATCCAGTCCCACCATGTGCTTGCAGATCTCTATTGCTCTGGCAAGCTCTTCTTCTGTCAAGTACATTTTCATGCCCATATCCAGCCCCATTTTTCCGTAATAGGCGGCATGTTCGCTGTCTCGTTTTTCCACCCAGTTCCGGGGATGTTTGCAGCCAAGCATACCGTCTTTGTGCTCGATTCCGAATTTCCCTTCTGCTTCCGGGCAAGTATCTTCCGGGTCAGACAGGGGGCATAAATCACATCTCACAAGCATCCTCCTCCAAACACATTTTTGCACCGCAATGGCAATATGGGTATCTCCGGCAAGCCTCGCCGTATTCTCCGGATATCAGCAGACGGTGCAGGTTGAAGTTATCAACTTTGCGCCCACACACGGAGCATTCCAGGCATAAGGTACGTTCATCCGAAACCCGGATATTCCATTTTCCATGCCGCACCGGCTCCACGTCTGCTGAAGGTAAATGCTTCACGGTTTCGATTGCATCCGCATAGCACATTTCTGAAAATGTCCCAGGGTTACAAGCCGAAAGATTCTTGTTTAAGCGGTCAATCGCCGCCTCCCGGCTGATGTAATCACTCATTTCAATTCCTCCACATAGCGCCAACTCTGGGTAAGCTTTTTGCAGTGCTCTTTTACTTCACGGTTCAGTTTTTCCGCATCAATCAGGCTCATTTCATATTCTCCTCCCGCTCCCCGCAGGAGCAATAATCATCTGGTTCAACGCACACCGCCTCGCCTTTGTAGCCCCGCTCATTGTCGCAAGGCTCCGTGTACAGGTAACACAGGCCGTTTGGCAGGTTGCGGCAGTGTTTGTATTCCCGGCAGCGCACCACCGGCACAGCGTCCACCGTAGGGGCATCGTTGATGTCGTACACCACCCCAAAAAACCTGTCTGTGTGGCTCATACGCTCTAAAAAAGCATCAGCATCTATCAGGCGCATATTTCAATCCTCAAACAGCGCCTTGTAGGCTTCTGCTACGTCCTTGTCTATCGCATCAAATTCCATGCAGCAGTTATAAACTTGGATTTCCCCATCGTCTCCTACCAGACGGACGATTTTGTCTGACGGAAACGGCTGGCCGAATCTGGCGTTTTCCATGGCATCCCATATTGGGCAGCCGCCTTCTTCCGGGTATTCGGGGAATCCGTCCTCGTTTCGCTTCCCCTTTTTGCAACGTTCGCAAAAGTAGTAAATAAAATTATCATACTCCGTGCCACTGCTAAACGGCGTAGATGGCTCAGTTCTCATTTTCCGCACCTCTTTTCCAGCGTTTTCGTGGTCGCGTCCTTGTAGTACCTGTTTGTTCCACCTTTCGGCTTTAGCTCTATGGCGGTGATGCTGTAATCCATTACGGCGGCGATACCCGCCAGCGCATTCCAGAGGGCACGGGCCTTTTTGAGCGCTTCTGCTTCCTGCTCCGCTATCCGTGCAAGGGCCTGCATAGGCGTGGGCCTGCTCATGCGGTTAAGCTCCTGTTCGTGCAGCACTCCGCTATTCCGGGCCGGTCTCGGGATCCTCTCTTTCGGTTTGTCCAGGTGTCCTATGGCCGCATTTTCCGTGGGGCAAACATAGCCGCTGCCGTTGGTGTAGTCTCTACGGATTGACATCATCGGCCTCCTTCCGCCAGCCTGCCGCATAATCTGCCCACCTTGTAGGTGATCCGGTCATCCAGGGCACGATCTGAGATACTGGCGATCATGGCCAGCTGCTCCAGCATCACATACACATCCGCCAGCTCGTCCAGCACCTGCAGCTGTTCTTCACGGGGTGTCCCTATGCGGGATACCTCGGTGATCAGTTCCCCCAGCTCCTCGGTCACTTTCTGGAGCTGGGCCTTTTCTCCGTATACGGCGATGGCCTCGGCGTATACTCTGCGTCTCTCATCCAGCGTCATTTTGCACCTCCTTGACGTAGCATCCATCGGTCATGTGTTTTTCGGGCAGATCGCACTCATATTCCGGGCATTTGATCACCCGGTAGCTTTGCACCACTCGGTAGGGCGGCTGCTGCAGCGTGGTCGGCTCTGCCTCCCAGCCCTCCACGGGCTCAAAATTACGGCTCCAGCTGCACTTTTTGCATGCTTTGGCGCATGACCAGCACAGTGTTGCCCTACCGTTTGACATCCCTCTCCTCGTCATTTCTTGTCCTCCGTCATGTAGCGCTTGAAATTCTCCCACGGATCTCGCTCCAGCCGCCTCGCCTCCTTGAGGCTGTCGAACTTGATACCATCCACCTGGCATTTTTTTGCCCTGTACTTACTCACGCCCTGATCTCCTTTCTCGCGTCTTGGCAAGCTCGGCCTCCCATCCTGCGCCGTCTTGATCCAGATCTACAACCGTTCCTGTATCCTCGAGCCTTTTGTGACCAGTTCGCTCTTGATAGCCGTGGTATGCCATCCCCGGCCCTGTATCCGGCGGAATGTCGTCCTCCCATCGCCGCCCGTTGAGAAACGTAGCCGGATGCGGAACAAACTGCCCGCCATCTTTGAGCCAGTCCGGCGACCTTTTGTGGTCTCTCACATGAGCGAGGATCCTTTCGACCAGCTCCGGCGAAGGGTTAAGCTTTTGCCATGCTTTCAAGGCGGCTGCTTTTGCGGCCTTACGTGGGTACTCCTGCCAAAACAAGGCGAATCCATCCATATCCGTGCTTTTTTTCCTTCTGCTCCCCCGGTGGGGGGATGTAGGGGGGGTAGAATATATATCAACATCTACATCCTTATCCGTATCCCCATCTACATCTACATCATAGATTTTATCAGGTTCGGGTTTGGTTACTTCTTGGTTATGGTTTGGTTCCACTTTGGTTTCGCTTTGGTTTTCTACAGGTTTATCTTCGGTTTCGACCGGGTTTTCCTTTGCTTCCGCATCGGATTCTGCTTTCGCGTTCTCCGGTTCGGGCTTGGATGCCTCTTGGTTATCCGTGCTTGCAGGCCGTCCACCATTCCTGCCGTTCTCCCGCCGCTTTGCGTTAGTATCCAGCACGGGGCGCACGAGCTTAAACATGGCGGCAGCTACAGGGTTGCCCTCGTCTGGCTCCTCACCGTAAAGGGAGTAATCCATAATGGCCTCATACAGTGCAAGGCGCGTAGCATCGTCAAGATTCCGGCTCGCATCCCGGAAGGATTCATAAAATACAAACGACGTGGCTTTCATCGGGCTCCTCCTGCTTAAAATGGGATATCGTCGGACGACATATCGGGCCAGTTTGCCGGATCCTTGCTTTCTTCTGCCTTTGTGGTTTCGCCGCTCCCCTTCGGGGACAAGAACTCGATCTCGTCGGCCTGCACGTCCAGAGAGAGACGTGTGGTGCCGTCTTTTGCCGTATAGGTACGGGCCTGCAGCTCGCCTATGACCGCCGCCTTTTTGCCCTTGCTCAGGTACCGGGCACAGGCGTCCCCCATCTGCCGCCAGGCGTTGATGCGGAAGAAGTCGGTCTGCTTCTCCCCGCTCTGGGACGAGAACCGGCGATTCACGGCAATGGTGAAGCTGCACACCGTCACTCCATTGGGTGTGGAACGGGTCTCGGGATCGTGGGTCAGGTTGCCTATAAGTGTGATCCTCTGCATATATCCTCCTTACAGATAGTTCCGGCCAAAGATGGCCACAAAATCAAGATCCGGGTGGGCGGCTTCAAAAGCTGCCTGTCCCCGTCTTTGGAGCATTCGGCGCAGCTCCAAATTGTAATGCACTCCATACGGCGGCTCGTTGTGTTCGTAGTGGGTGAGCCAGACCCACAGGCCATATTTTTCCGACAGCTTCCGGTTGGCCCCGCCGAAGATGTGATGTTTTTCCAGCCACCGGGTATCCCCGGAGAGATAACTCCGTTTTTCGGTTTGCAGGATGCTTTTCATCAGACCCTCCGGAGGGGTATTCCCAGATTGCGGGCTTCGGCTTCTGCGCTTTCAATCAATCGGGACATTTGCGCCGCATCATATGCACTGCATCCGTAGTAGTTGATGGTGTCCACATACACGTCAAACTCTCCCGCCTCCTCCACGATCCATCCGGATCCGTTGCTTTCCCATTGCCGCCGCCAGCTTTCCAGCGCATCTTTGCGGACGCTCCTTTGTATGCTGTTGCCGCCGATGTCCCGCACCACCTGCTTATATACCTCTCTCTTGGGCTGCCGGGTGGATTGGGTGATTTTGTCGATCAATGCCCAAAAGTACGCCATGGCGGTGGGGCTTTTCCCGTTTGTCCACTTGCCTATGGATACGGATATGTAGCCGGTGCGCAGATCGTCCACAAGGGCCCGGGCTTCCGCCAGGCTGTCCACATCCACCTCTACGGATAACACTGTGCCCCGCCCGTACTCATGGGTAAGGCGGGGATTGAGAGCCTTGATTTTATACATCGTAGTACCTCCTGTCGCAGCCTCTTATTTCAGGCTTGCGCACATACTTGCCCACTCTGTGACGGGCTGCATCCTGCACGCTGTACAGGTCATATGCTTCTTCGATGGTGAGTTGCTTCCCGTCTACAGATATGCGGGGCAGGGCACCGCCGCCGCAAAGGGTGGAATACTTCTTTGTCGCCTCCCTTTTGTCTGTAGTGGTAAGGATGGTGGACTTGGCGCCCTGGACGATCATGTAGACCTCATACGTGTGCAGTTTCTTCTTCCGGCCCATCTCGCCCCTCCAGATATTTGCTGATGATGTACACAAGTCCGTCCTGTGTGGTCTTAAATCCATCGGCCTGTAAGGCCCGTTGCAACTGCCCATACATCCGTTTTCCCACTCTACAGTAGAGGCGGCACGGGTTCTTTCTTCTATCGGGTTTCCGGGCTTCTGGCACGGTCAGCGGAAATGCCTCCGCAAGGTTCTGCTCGATCTCATTCAAAAGCCGGATCCCGTACTTTTCCGGATGCTCGCATTTGCTCAGGAGATACCGGTCAAAGCGGGGTGCATCCTCCTGCACCACTTCCACGATTTCCCGGGGAGAGAGCTTCCGGCTCTCCCGGAATTCCTTCATCTGGATCATCTTCCCTCCTTACACGCTGCCGCCAGCAGGGTGTTCAGGCGCTTGTTGTCCTTTTCCAACTTGGCAATGAGTTCATCGCGCTGGGCGATCTCAAATTCCAGATCGGTGATGGTCTGACACTTCAATCCATTCATTCCGGCCTTGGTGGCCATGGCCTGATACTTGGCCCGCTCGATCTGTGCCTGCCGCATCTCCCTGCGGTCGGTCAGCTTGGTGTAGATCAGCCACGCCGCCAGCAATCCCAGGAGGATTACCAGCACAACGCCCAGCCGGTTGGCCGTTACGGCCTCGGCAATCTCCAACTCTGTACGCTCAATGACATCTGTAACCATAAAATCCTCCTGTATGACCCCATAGGGGGACGGGCTTGGAGCGCTTACACCGGAAGGAGGTAAACCGGATCAATGCGGCACTTCCCCGGGGAGAAAGCTGTCAAAGTACCCGGGAGGGGCCGAGCGTAGCCCGCCCTCCTATGGGGTCATAAAAACTCACATGATGGCAATAAGCTTAACGATGTGGTCTAACAGTTCCCGCTTCTCATCAAGCTTGTTGTCGTATTCCTCCGGGAGGTCAATGCCGTTCCGGGGGAAGTATGCCGCCAGGGCACTGTCCGGCTCGTGGATCAGGGACAGGATGGTGTACATCTCGTCCGTCCGCCAGGGGATCCTGCCCACCATCCGGGCGCTGAGGCATTGAGGGGTCATATTCAGCCTACGGGCCAGATACGCCCCATCCATGTCCATTTCCCGAAGCTTGAGCCTTAATTTGCGGTGCAGCATTATGCCTCCTCCTTTTTCAGACTTGCAGCGGCTACAATGCCCTCCGCAAATCCCATTACACGCTCCTGCTTATCTTCAGGGAGCTTGTCCAGCAGTTTCTTGATGCTTTCGCCCAGCTGCTTTTCCTTCTCGCTCATACGCTCCTCCTTTCTGTCAATATGCTGACCCGCAGAAGTAACGCGGTAAACCCCTCTGTCTCTCCGTCCGTAGCCAGGGGGAATGCCTCAAAGATAAGCTCCGTCTGCTTACGCAGGATATCCATGGATCCCTCCGAGATGGAGCAGGTCAGCTGTTCTTCCGCCGCCAGCAGATCAAGGAGGCCATGGGTCATGCTTAACAGGTCGCCCCGCTCTGCGGGATTGGTCAGGATAAGGTTTTTGCTGTTGATGTGGATACGCTCTGCTGCTTTTTGCAGCCCGGATACAAATTTACTCATTTCTGTTTCTCCTTGCGCCTGTGGCTGATTGTCGATATAATTCCTTAAAAAAGGAGGGTCATTTTTATGTTGGACTTAACGAGTATCAAGGTTTTGAAGGCCATGTCCACGCACCCCGGCAAACTATCCATCAATGTGTATGATCCGGAGATGGTGGCCGAATGGTGTAACACCAAGGATGAGGAGGGTATCGAGCGTGCCCTGCAGCACTTGTGCAAACAAGGTTACGTGGATACGTTTGGGGAGCAGGGATATGTTTGCGGCTACGTCCTTACTCACATGGGCCTCCATTACAGGGAGTTCATCCGTCTTGAGATCTGGGAGTTTGTTGCGAAATCCATACTGATTCCCATCCTCGTCGCATTAGCAACGGCCAAATTAGCCTCATAAACAGGGAGCCGCCTATGTAGTCCTTGTTCGGGGGCAAACACGCTAAACGCTTCATCTGGCCGTCATCATGGGGAACCTCGCCGGAAGCGGCTTTCGCTGCGTCCATATACACACAGTACCGCCGCCAGAATTTCCGAAACGATTTAGGGGCAATCTGTTTTTCATCGGGGCTCCCCACGTCCTCATGGAATTGCGCAAGAGCCGCAACCGTAAAATCATCCAGTTTCCTGTTGTAACTCGCTGAAAGTCCTCGGATAAGTTCCGCTCCTTCTTCCAGGCTGGGCGGCTGCCTTGTCATTGCTGGGTTACCTCCGTTTCTTAGCTTGGCTATATTATAGCATTGCTCCGCTATATCGTCAAGTGTTTATTCTTCGCTCAGCTAACTTTTTTATTGACGAGCGATCAGGGTTGATGTATAATAAAAACAGAAAAAGGGAGAACAAAAACAGCATGGAAAAAATCAACGAAAGAGTTTGTGAGCTCATAACGGCGAAGCAGATAAAGAAAACGCAGTTTGCCAAGGAGCTGGGCATATCCCAGCCGTATGTTTCCGAACTTTGCAAGGGGACAAAATCCCCCAGTGATAGAACCATCCGGGACATCTGCCGCCTGTACGATGTCAATGAGACATGGCTCCGCACCGGTGAGGGGCAAATGTTTGTGGCCAAGTCCAGAGAGCAGGAGATCGGGGAATTCTTTGCCGATGTGGTCAAAGACCAGGGATTCAAGAAAAACTTTGTGAATATGCTGGCCAGAATGACAGCGGAAGAATGGGCCCTGATGGAACGCAAAATGCGGGAAGTTTTGGAAGAGACACCGTAAGCGGTGCGGGATTTTTGGTTTATCATCATTGCTTGACGCTCTCTGTTTCTCGATTGCTTATATTTTAATCTAGCTAATCTAGATTGTCAAGCGAACTTTCTAGTTTGTTTAGAAAAATCCTTGCATTTTTAACCTGATGGTTTATACTTGCAAAAAGAGGTGGAGAATGGAATCTATCGGAAGCCGAGTAAAGGCGGTCAGAAAAGCATTAAATCTCACGACAACGAAGTTCGGGGAACGCATAGGGATAAAGAACCCGTCCGTCAGCATGATCGAAACTGGCAAGTCCAATCCATCTGACCGAACGATCTTATCTATTTGCCGTGAATTCAATGTAAATGAAAACTGGCTCCGCACCGGCGAGGGAGAAATGTTCACCGAGAAATCCCGCCAGCAGGAAATAGAGAAGTTCCTTTCCGATGTGGCGAATGGCAGCGACTTCAAGCGCCGCCTTGTGCTTTTGCTGGCCCAAATGACGGAAGATGAGTGGGCCCTTATGGAGCGGATGCTGCGGAAAATCTCAGAAGAAATATAAAAAAGGCCCTCCGTGTGGAGGGCCTTTGTCATTTAGCGAATTAGGGAGCGGACGAAGTAGAGAATCACAAGCAGCTCGTCCTCTTTAAGCTTGGAAAGCATGGGTACCAGTTCGGCCAGGATCATAGAGGTGTCATCGGATTGTATATTTTCCATTTTTCTCTCCTTTACTATTGCGCTTTGGGGATAAATAGGGTTTAATGTATACATATCAGCTGACAAAAAAATAGTACCACCCGGCCGGGATTAAATCAACAGTATTCAACATGCATCTCGCATGCAGAATAGAATCATATATGATTGGAGGACGGGATAACGGATGTAGCAGCAAACGTCAGGGAGTTTCTGGACGCTCAGACAAAGGACAATCCTAATCTGAGGACAAACGCGCAAATCGCCGAGTACACCGGTTTGTCGGAGTCAACCATAAGCCGACTGCGGGCAGGGACCATACAGCCAAGCAGCCTTGTGGTAAGACAGATCGCCGCCGCCTTTGGAAAAACGGAAAAAGAGGTAATGGGTGAGCCGGTAGTCATGTGCGCCGGATCCGAGGTCATCAAAGATCTTATGTCTATTTTTGACCGGCGAATCCGGGAACGGCAGGAAAACATGGAAAGTCTCCAGGCCAAGCTGGATAGCGCCCTGGAGATGATCAGGGAAAAGGATAAAAGGATCCTTGCCCTTGAGAAAGATAAAGACCATCTTACCCGAGATCTGGAAACATCGAAGAAATGGGCAATCGTCTGTGCTGTGGCGTGCATAATGCTGCTGGTGGCGATAGCGGCGATGCTGCTCTATGACCTGACACATCTGGATCGGGGATGGTTTACGAGATTATTCGACCGATTCGGCGGAGCAAATATATAGGAGGGGTTGGCGTGATCTGGTTTATTTTGTTTGCAACGGCCGTTGTCATTATAGGCGCCAATGCGCTAAGCAAAAACACGCAGAAAAAAGTTTTTGAGAAAGAAGAGGCTGAAAAAGCGGCAAAAGAAAAGGAAGAACAGGAAGCCGCCAGAATTAAGGCAGAGCAGGAGGAAGCCGAGAAGAAAGCAGCGGCAGAACTGGAGAAAAAGCTACGCCGGATTTACACCTTTGACGTGGAGGGTGTGAAGGACAAGAACGCGAACGGTACCGACCGCCAGTCTATCCTGACCAAGGCCATGGAAAAGGTGGAATCAGACCGAAACAGTAACAAGGAGTGGTGTGACCAGTATTTTCCGGATATCACTCTTGGAGCCTACACTAAAGACGGTGTGAGGAGGTGCAGTGTCCTGCTGGACAACAAGCGTGTGGGGGATGTGCCGCAAGAGGACATAAAAACCGTACTCAAGATCATAGACAGTTCAAACAGTATCACCCCCACTCTTTATACGGAAATCGACGAAGAGACAGGCGACCCCATCACCATGCTGGAGCTGGATCTGTTTTATAAGCTGACCCCCGAAGAGCTGGAAAAGGAAGAAAATGAAGCGCAGAAAGAATGAAGCCGTCTGGATCGAAAAGCGGCAATACTGGCAGATAAAAGTTACCAACGATATGGGGGAGCGGAAAACTTTCTGCTCCTCCGTTGGTATGGCGACAAAAAAAGGAAAATTGCAGGCCGAGCGGAAAGCGGATGAGTGGCTGGAAAGCAGCACCACGGGAGGATCCGCGCGGGTGGAAGCGGTGTTTGAAAAATATATGGATCACCTGCGCAAAACTACCTCCACGGGGTATGTGAGCAGAGTGGCCTCCGTTGGCCGTTGCTGGGTGTGCAAGTATGCAGGGCGCAAGCGCATAGGGGCCCTTACTGAGGGCGACTGTGAGTCGATCATTGCAGCGGCCTACAAAGGCGGGGCATCAAAACAACACCTGAAAAACATAAAGCAGTGTCTCGGCGGGTTTCTGAAGTTTTGTCGGAAAAACAGGTACACTACCCTGCACCCGGAAGAGCTTGCCATTCCAAAGGGTGCGCCGGGTGTGCAAAGATACATCCTCACCCCGGACGAGATCACGACGCTCTTTTCCAGCGACATGACCGTATTCAACGGCAAGGAGATGCAGGATTTCCACATCAATGCGTACCGGTTTCTTCTCCTTTCCGACCTTCGCCCCGGGGAGCTGGCCGGGTTAAAGTGGGCAGACATAAACGGTGTGCAATACAGCATCAACAGATCCATTAACATACGCGGCGAAGAAACACACGGAAAGAACGATAACGCCCGGCGCTCGCTCGTCATGAATGATTACGCCGCCAGGGTGATAGCAGATCAAAAGGAGATGCTGCGCAAGTGCGGGATCATATCGCCGTATGTTTTCCCGGATCGGCGCGGGGGCTTTTGCGATCAAAAAATCCTGCGACTCAACTGGTACAAATACTGCGAGTACAACGAGATAGGCCGCCGGGGGGAAACAAAGAGCGGGACGCCCAGATATATCCAGCCCTATGAGTTCCGGCACACCTGCTACAGCATCAATAAGGACATGCCGGAGACGCTTAAAAAAATGGCCTTTGGGCATTCCCGCAAATTTGACGGCGACACAGTATACAACCATGAGATGAGCGGAGACAGAGAGCGGATCGCCGCATATAGTAACGCAGCGTTTAGCAAAATTTTGGAAAAAAATCCACCCGCAAATCCACCCATTCAGAATTAAAAACTTGGAATATCGCATAAACACACAGTTTAAAAAATCCCCAAAAACGGGGAAAAACCCAAGTGATATAAAAGTATAAATTAAACATGTATTACCTCATTGGGGTATGCATATAACAAACAAAAAGCCCTAAACATAGGGCTTTTTTGATTGATTTTATTTTTCGTCCACCCACAAATCCACCCAATCAATGACGGTCGGGAAAGTCAGGAGCAAAAAAAGGGCGGCATTTCTGCCGTCCCTTGCCCCTCTCTGATTATCTGCTGGTTATATGCAATTCTCTTTTAAGCGCCGCTTGCAGGGTGGCAGAGAAATTCACGCCAGCCCGCTCTGCTTCAAAATTAAGCCACGAAGGGATGGTGCAATTCTTTTTCACGACGCGCATATCGTTCTTTCTGCGGTACTCCGCAAAATCAACGTCAACCAGCGAAACGATCGCGCCGGACGGCGCTTCGGCTTGTGCACTTGCAATGCTCGATGCTTCCGGCAAGGCTTCGCCGTCGTCCTGCATATCAATTCCCATAAGTCCGATTGCGTCCCGCGCCATCCTGATCGCGTCCGGAATGTCCTTGCCCTGCGTATTGATATCGAAATCTGGGATAAATACCACGATGAACTCTTTTCCCGGCGTCATAACGATTGGATATGCGTTTTTCATTCTGAATACCTCCTTCAAATCTCCGCGTATTTTGCTTTTGCGTCTTTAAGGCGCGGCAATGTGTCGATCACACTTCCGGCTTCGTCTGTTACCGTGAACACGTTTTTCCAAGTCCCGTTGATGCGGCGATCAACACTTGTAATCGTGAACTTTCCATCTTCGCGAACATACTTTGAAAAGAACGCGACATTCGCTTGCTTTTTGAATTTCATTGTCCGTACCTCCTATATTGTTGTCAAGTGGCGGCGGGCTTATTTCAGCCCGCGCCGCTTGATGATTGCTTTTGCTAACTCTTCGTCGGTTTCTCTGTGCCTTACGACGCTTTCCCTTTGACCGTCCTTCACGTATATGTCGTGGTTCGCGCCGTGCCGCTTGAACTTCCAGCCGTTTCGTTCTAAAAGCTCGATAAGGTCTTTTGTTTTCATCTGCTGTCCTCCTTACATTTACTATTATACGCCTTCAATGCGCATATGTCAATAGGTTTCGGAAAAAATATACGCATTTTATGCGCCAACAAAAGAATCAATGACGGACATTTTTATGCTTGACTTGTAATGTAATATCTGGTATGCTTAATTTGTCACTCAGAAATGGGTGTGGATTGAAATTAACTGCGAGATTTTACGGAATTTCAAAGCGAAAAAGCGGAGCCGTTAAGCTCCGCTTTTTCGTTCCGTGGTACCCGTTAATCATCACACACAATGACCCCAGCGATCGGATGATCCGGTGTCAGCTCGTCTATCCCGTCTCCCATCCATGCGTCCCAATAGATGGTTGTCGGCCAGCCGTGCCCGATAGGGTCATACGCCTCGGCGTGGTACTGACCGAGCGCCCCCTCACAGTGTATGTCCTCTGCCAGTGTGTATTGCTGGCCTTCAGCTTCCACCGTCATCCCCTCGGTGTTGGGGACGACGTCCTCACGGAGGATGCAACGTGCGATCCTGCGCACATCCTTGACCATGTATATTGGGATAGCCCAACAATGGTTTCCTGGATCTTTGTACGCTCCGAGCATGCGGAGCGCCCATGAAAAGTGCAGATCGTTATACACGCTACTATAATGCTCGTCACGATACCCTGTGGAGACATAAGCGACAGGCTTATCACCGTCAAACCAGATGTGCATGCCGTCCCCCTTACACGTCTGCCGGATCGCCCCCGAAGGTGGAGGTCATCTCCATGCCATAGTCGCTGGAGTAGATGTACTCCACATCCCCCACAATGGCCGCTGCCAGATTGTGATACCGGCACTCCTGCGCCCTCTTCTGCTGCTCCCGGATCAGCTCATTGTACCGGTCACTGATCTCCCGCGTGGCATCCTCCCGGCCCATGTAGTAGGCCATGTAGATCATCTTTTCGATGCCCGCAGGCACCTCATCCGTCAAGTCCACCTGAGAGTCCACGATGCTCCTTACACGTTCTGCAATAGTCATATTCTTTCCTCCTGTTAGTTAAGTTCCCCGGACTTCGTTTTTTTGGCGATGTCCCGCATGATCAGGTTTACGATGTACCCGGACACCGTCCTGTTTTCGGCGTCCGCTGCGGCCTGTATCTTGGCTTTAAGGTCAGGAGTTATCCTGACCTTAAGCATGTCTGTCTTGATCGTTTTTCCCATGGCCCCTCCTCACTCGTCAAACCATCTTACCGTAACGCCATGCGGATCACCCGCATCGTACAAGATCTCGCCGGTGTCAAGCCGCTCGATCAGATATGGATCAGACCAATCAATGCCGTCCACCCGCCTCTGGGAAAAGTCCGACTCGCACTCGTCGTCCCATTGATCCAGATCCGGTGCGGTGTAAGTGATGCAATACTCATTTCCATCCTTGCCAACGACGATCTCGCTATAATCATCATCGCCCGCCCAATGCTCGTCATCCGTGAAAAACAGCCTGAGAGTTTTTCCCCCGCTCACCAGGTCGATCCCGTAGTTGTAGTGCTTACGCGCGATAGTCATATTTTCTTCCTCCTTTTCAGTTTTTTGCATTCAGCAGGCTTTCGATCTCGGCCAGCCTGGCCAGCAGCTTTTCTTTCTCGGCGATCAGGGCGCTCCTGGTTTCAAAATTGTCGTCCTCTATGACCTCCATGGTCACGCCGTAGGGCAGCGCTGCCTCATCCAGTATGGTCTCAGGCACACTGCTGAGTACCACCACACTGCCCTCCTCGACCACGCTGCGCCAATTTTTCACGCTGCCGCCGCTTGCGGGGCCGCCCGCGGTGTAAAAGACATCCTCTCCGACTCTGGCGCCGCTGTCCCGGCCGGTGGCGCTGGACAACACCTTGCCAAAGATTTCCACGGGCCCGTGCCATTCGGTGCATTCTTCCGCAAACGTGAGCCGGACGGAAACGCGCTTGACGGTGTCCATGCGGTCATCCTCTCCCCAGATGCTCCGCATGATCTCCCGCACCTGCGGCAGGCTTGCGGTGGGCACCATCCAGGCCTTGCCCTCTGCGTCCCACTTCGCTCCGCCGATCTTGCGGACGGCGGAGACGAAAGAAGCGTTGTAAGGAGTGTACACGGCGGTCTGGGTTCCCTTGTTTGTAGTGGTGATCATGATTTCGTCCTCCTCTTTTTTCTTTATCAGGCGCACAGCCACATGTCATCTTCGGAGCGGGTCAGCTCTGCGGCGCGAGTCGCGGAAAAACGTCCTGCGTACTGCACCCGATCAGCTGCTGGGTATTTTTCGTACGCCGCCTGCGCAGCCTCTTTGGTCTCAAAGTACAGGGTCTTTGTGGAGTCCCACCCGAAGTTGTTGACGGTCACCTTGTAGAGCTTTTTCATTTCTTTGTCCTCCTCTTTTTGATGTGCTCATTGTACCACATTGTATCCACAATGTCAAGCGATAAATGCAAAAAAGTTCCGTTTTATCGATATTTTTTGAAAATAAAAAAGGCGGGATCGCTCCCGCCTTGAATACGCTAATACTTAATTTTTAACCCTTGCAATCGCCCCATACGCGCCGTTTGCCGCCAGAGATACCACTAACCCATTGACCAGCGTCAGTACAGCAGCGGACACAGTAAGCCCGCCGGTAAAGATCGTCGCGGCCAGCAGCACAATAACGGCCACGATGTAACTATATATCTGTGTGGGGATCTTGGCGATAACGCCCAGCCCCTTGGTGAGCTGGACGAACAACGCCACAACGGCAGTAGCCCCGCCCACAGTAAGGAGGGAAGTCCACGTGAAAAACTCCGGCTCCGCCCCGGTATCGGCAAAAGCCGCCAGCGGCAGCAGGAAGATGCAGAGGGTCAACAGAATAAGTTTGATCTTTTTCATTTTTGTTTTTCCTTTCTTTTTATCGGTCACTTTCGTCCAGATGTTCCAACCGGTCTATCCGGTGGTGCGCCTGTTTCGCGGAGGATTCCACCGCAGTTATGCGGCTGTATAGCTCCGTGTTTACCTTTCGCTGTTCACGCGTCTCGGCCTTGATGTCGTCCACGCCGGACTTGACATACCCAAGCTCCGTCAGGATGGTGCCGGTCTGCTGGCCCTCCCCGCGCTCGTCATGGGTTTTATTGCGCGAAAAGGCCAGGTACCCAAATACTATGCTGCATACGGTGCCGACGACCGCCAGAATAGATACCCAATCCACCTACACCTCCACCACCCGCGTATACCTGGGATTATTGGAGATGTAGCCTACCCGGCCTTTGTAGTCCACTCGATACCAGCCATCGCCAGACCAGTCCCGGATAGGGAGCCTGTCCCCCCGGTGCGCCGTGCCCAGACGCTTGCCGAGGATGTTCCCGGCCTCCCGCACGTTGACGGATCCTAATACCTCCACGGTCGGGGTCTTGGTGGTAAGGTCGATGTCCTCACCGTCTACCGCATCCGGGAAATACTTTGGCCTGCCGCATACGCCCCAGCCGCCACGCTTGTAGGGACGCACAACCACGCCCTCCGCACGGCCTATGCACTCCACTGTGTTCCCGCCCCCGATATAGATGCCCACATGGTAGATTTCCGAGGGCTCAAAACCATCTCCGTCTTTGTCCGTCCACTTAAATACGAGGTCGCCGGGCTGGAGGTCAGCTACCTCGATGCGCCTGCAAATCCCAAAAAATCCACGGCTGGACAGGTCGCTCTTTTGCAGGCCCAGCTCCTTCAAGCACCAAAAGACAAACCCGGAACAGTCGCCGCCCCGGATGGGGTTTACCCCCTGTGCGTCCAGCTTGGCATACAGGGTCTTAATCATCTCCACACGCTTTGCGTAGGGGATGGAGCTGGTTTTCAGTCTGCCCTCTTGCTTGGCTATCCAGCTGTTACGGGCCCGCTCGTCCATGGCGGTCATGTCCGCCCCGTTACCGCCCCAGACATAGCACCATGTGCCAGCCTGCCCGGCGGCAAAGTCGGCAAAATCCTTACCAGTTACCATATAATCACCTCTCAAAATAGATATCCGTCATCGTCAAATAGCCCGAGGAATCCTCCGGGCACAGAATCAAACCCGACAACCCGCACGTTGCGCCAGCCCTTGAGACAGGTGTAGCAGACATACTCCGCATCGTCTATCACGCTGTGGTACTCTGCATCCGTGATGTAGTCCCCGGTGTTGTGCCCGTCAATCGCCCATGTGCAGGTGAGGGCTATTATCTCGTCCTTGGTGAGGATGTACGCCCGGTCGCCCACCTCCACTTGTGGGAGCGTCTTGAACTCCTGCGTCTTGTGGTCGGCTATGACCTCGCTGTGCTTTGTCAAAAACCGGTGATACCACCCGGCACTGTCCTTGCGGTTGGCTATGCGCTGGCCGTTGTCCCAGTTGACGTAGTACAGGCCCACATCGATACCCACGCTGGGGATAATCAGACGGCCTTTTAACCGGGGCTTGGTCACCATTTCGCCCCGCAGCTCCATGTGCCGCCACATGATTTGCATACCCTCTGTTTTGACGTTGACAGGGGGAGCCTGTGCTTGTTTGGCGTGGCAGGGCATAGAGACGAGGATGCAGAGCAGGAGGACAGCGAGGTATTTACGCATCTGTGACCTCCGTTGCGGAGAGGGTGCCGGTGTCGTCTACGGTGATGCGGAATTTTTTGGTGGAACCGGGAGTGCTGGAATTTAGTATCACATCCGAGATATCCGGCAGTAACTCCTTGCTTATCTTCTTGGTCTGGTACTTCTTCGCCGTGACGGTTTTGGTTTGGGAAATGGAAATGGTGGCGTTGGCGTAGGAGCCTCCGACAATGTATGCACACGTGCCTCGTGCAAACCCTGCGACCCAAACATCTTCTGGCGGATTTTCAAACTCCGCAGCGTTTGTAACCCCAAGAACATCACCAACCGGCTTTGCCACATACTCCCCGCTCACGCCGTTTACTGCGACAGTATAGGTTTCACCCTCTACAAACCCGGCAAAGGACGCATCGTCAAGCGTTAGAGCTCCGTTTCCGTGTGCTTGCCCATCCTCTACGCTCATCACCCCGTGGCATATCTGCGTGGTGGTCGTTTCCGTTGTGCTCCCGAGGTAAAACTTATACGCCGGGAGCATCTTAATGACCATTGCCCGCAGGCTGGTCAGGATGGCCTTGATGTGATTGGTGGTCAAGGTTAGTTACCTCCGGATGTGTTGCCGCCTTTGATACTTTGCCAGTTGATTCGCTTCGCCACGCCGTCCACGATAACAAGGATATCCGCATCTTCGGGGATTTCCGTTATTTCTTCCAAATCTGCCACGTCTCTAAACTCAATCGCCATATCAATTTCCTTTCACATCAAAATAATTTTGTCTTTGGCGCACAGGATTGCTCCTGCGCTGGTTACTGCCGGGAGGGTGTCCGTGTCTATCAGGCATTGGAGGATGGTGTCATCGCTCAGATCGTCCCCGCCGCCACTTGCCGCCGCCTCGTTTATTGCGCCCACCAGATTATCCTTGTCCTTGGTTTTCAGGTCTGCAAGGTCGCCGATCTGGTTCTGCAAATCCTCCAAAGTCTTTTGGTCGGTCGGGGTAAACACATAATCGCTGGGCTTGTTCCGGGGGATGACCGGGAACACTTTTTCTGTTTTTGTGTACCCGTCTAAGGCCGTACCCACCCATGCGTACACATGGAGAGGTCGACCGGTTTGTAGCAACTCGTCCGGGATGGTGCATACCCCGTTTACAATGTCCACGTCCACACTACGGCCAAAAAGCTTATTCGCAAAATGCGCCTGCCCGACCGCAGAATCATCAAACTGTATCTGCCGCCCGGTGTCCCATTGGTACAGTTCCCTTCGGCCATCTTTTAAGATGATGTTCATGGTTTATCCTTTCTTATAGTTCGGCTGGCATTTCCGTTTTTGGGAGCGGGTCGTGTATATAAGCCCCGTCCACATAGCGGTTGTCGTAGATGTCTCCTGCAGGGAGGGTGTCCACCAGCACAGCGCCCTCCTTGGCGTACTGGGCATATGTGGCAGACAGGATCCTCCCGTCCGCATCAAGGTTGAGTGCATACATCAATAGATCCCCCAAATCTGGTACAGGATGCATTCCGTGTTGTCTTGCTTCCCGGTCATCCTGTTGTCGCTTGAGTTGTAGTCATAGCCGTAGGCGTTGCCGATATGCACCTTGCCCCCGGCCACTCGGTTAATAATCCTCGTCTGTAAGGTGATATGGAGCTTGTTGCTTATGGTCGTCCAGTGCGCTTCTGTCAGCACGCCGCCCCGATCCGTGTTGTCGAGGATAAACCCGCCGTTTGTGCCCACGCAGAGCAAAAACGGACAGTTATCGTCAATATCGATATCCTGCGGGGGGAGCGTAGAGGTAGGGCTTGCGTTTGTCCAGAGCACAACAGGCTTTCCCCACGCGCCGATACCTTCACGGGCTGTCGCCGGTGTGTTTCCACCCGTGCCGCCGTACTCCACGGCAAACGGTGCGCCCAATGCGGCAAGGGCCTCCGGTATGGTCTTGCCCCCGGTTCCGCCGCTCTCCACTCCGAGAGGGTCGCCCTCCAAGGTCACAGCGCCCCGAAAGTAAGCGTCAAAGTGGCAGTCAAACCCCGCTCTGGTCGGCGGCATGCCCATGGATACTCGGTCACGGTTCAAACCGATAAACAGGGAGCCGGTGACAGGTTGCAGGATCTCCGCTCTTACAGGAGCAGCACCCAAAGCATCTGTGACGGTCAGCTCCACGGTGTAACTGCTGGCCTTGTCTATCTCCCCGAAGATATACGCCTGACCGCTGGCAGCATTGCTCTCAATGACGCTCCATGCCCCGGTCGACTTGTACCGGAGTACCGCTACCGCCGTGTTGTGCCCGCCGCACGGGGCTATATCATATGTGGGCGTGGCGCTTCCGTAAGTTCCCCCGGCATCGTCCGGGGTTCCGTCCTCGGCGCATCTGTATACGGATAAGCCGATAGCAGGTTGATAATACTGATAGCACGTCTCCGTGACAGTGGCAGAGGCAGTCCGGCCCCGGCTGTCCGTTACCGTCACCTTGTAGGTCAGCTCCCCCGTAGCGGTCAGGACGTTAGAGGTGCATTCAGCATTCGCCCCGCTCTGTGCCGCTCCCGGCCCGGTAAATGCGTACCCGGCTATGGTCGCTCCGGTTCCCGGCTGTGCGGCGGCGGTCAGCTTGATCTGGCTGTATCCCTGCAAGGCAATGCCCCAGCCGTTCACCGTCTCATTGGCGTTGATTATCGTTTTTGCCAACGTAACCGTGGGAATAACTGTGTCCGGGACAACCGCGTAAAAATAGGCCGTTGCAACACCTCCAAGTTGTGCCCCGGATGCATCGTATGTCCACAACTGCACCGTAGCCGTGCCCTTGGTCGCATTGGGCACTTGCGTCACCCACGATGCCGGGAGCGTAAAGGTGCAGGAGGCCCCTACGTTCTCAAAGGTCTGTGATTCCGTTCCCAGCGTGATTTTCACCGTGTGGGTGTAGCTGGTGCCGTACCGCTCAATGGTCACTGTTCCCTGTGTGGTGCCGTCCATGGGCACGTTCTCGGTCACGCTGGATATGCTGCTGTTGGCCGGGTCATAACTAATGCTTACGCCGTAGATCTCGCTTGTCCCGGCGTAGTTGCTCACATTCCCGTCCCGGTATTTCCCGATGCAGAGCACAAACGTTCCGCTGCTCCGGATAGCGTTGAGCATGGTGTCCGTCAGGGTTATGGTGGTGGATGTGCCGTTAAGGGTGGCGGTCATGTACACCTCATCCGCCAAATCCTCAATAAACCCGGCCTCCCTCTGCACGGCGATGAAAATCGGGAAGTCGGTCACGCTGGCATGAGTGAGGATAAGGGAGCCGCTTCTGACCGTGTTCGCGTCCAGCGCAAAGGACGCTATCCGCTGGTAGGTTTTTCGAGCCGAAGAAAGGGAGTAAGTACAGGTGCAGCGCACCGTTACCGTGTAGGTAGCGCCGCTCTCCACGCTGGTGGTGGTGTAGCTGTAGCTTTCCCCACTTCTTCCTTCGTTGGAATACGCATTGCCTATGAGCGTGCTTGTCCCGAGGGAGTTTGTGCCGTTGGACAGATACCATGTGCCGATGGTGCCCCGGTTATTGCTCGCTAACTGGAAGGAGATAGCCGCTTTGGCGTTGGCCTGTGCCGCACTGGTAGCAGTTTGCAAGGTTCTCCCCGTTCCGGTGGCCGTAGCCGTGGACGTAAACCCGCCCTTGGTGCGCTTACCTATGGTGTTGATGCCCGTTTGCATTGTGGCAGATAATATAGGCATATGTCCTCCTTACGACAATCGTCCGATCATGCCCACGGCGGTATTCTCTCCGCTGCCGAGGATATAAAAATCCATGAGCCGCCCGGTAGTGCCGATGGTCAGTTGCTGGATCTGAGACTGCACCACGTACAATTTTCCGGCAGAAAAATACGCTATGGCGTTGTTCACGGAGACAGTCTTTTCATCCCCTGTAAAAAAGTACAGGATATCGTTTTCCAGCTTTAGCTTGATCTGGCTGGTGCTCTCTCCAATGACGATACCGCCGTTTACCGTGGAGGTTTGGGCCATGAGCCGGATAAAGCTGTGGATTTCGGAAAACTGGCGTGTGGTTTCGCCGTCTAAATCGCTCACAGTTTCCGATATGCTGGTAAAGGATGCTTCTATTTGCCCGGCCAGGATCTCAAACCGGGATTGCATGCTGGATCTTAATTGTTCCAGGTCTCCCGTTGTGGCGTACTCCTGCAACGCCTCCATGATGATGGCCTGGGATTGTTGGATCAGCTGGGTTGTATTTTGTGCGCTGTCGGATATGGCAGACCTCAAACTGTCTGCCGTCATTTCCAGCTCCTTGGTGATCCTTCTGGTTTCGGTCACCGTGTACTGGGTGACGCTGCTTACCCCTTGATCCATGGATACGATGGTTCCGGCAATGGAGCTCCTCACGCTGCCGATATCCACGCTTTCATACCGATTCTGTAAGGCGTTGTAGCGCGTTTTAACGACCTTGGCCTTAGCAGATATACCCAGTCTGGAAAAATAAACGCCTACAACGTCTCCCAGATTCACGTTTTCTACAAAATCTTTGGATTGGTACCAGGATACCGTGGTGCTTATGGTCGGCACCCCGGGATCATGGTTGGAGATGTATTCCTGTGCTTTCTGCGTCAGCTCTTCGGCGGTGGGCTTGTTTTCAAATTCTTCCGTCAGGTCTAACAGCAAAATCCGGGTAAAATCAAATTCGCCCTCCACCGGCACATACGAGCTGCCAAGGTCGGCGCTGCCCTCTTCTTCCGAGTACCAGTACGGATATACCCCTGTATATACACCGCTGCCATCTTCTTCTTGGCTTACGTCCGTCATGTTTTTCCCGTACCGGATTGTCACGCCGTTGTCCTCCCCACGGTGGGCCCATAATTTTACCTGGTAGCGGTCAAACTCCAGCTCCCCGCCGTAGGTGTCCAGTAAGCTGCCTCTTTGCCCGGCCACCAAAGATCGGGCAGAAGAAGGATAGGCCACAACAAAGTCAGAGATAACCGTCTTGTCCGTTTCATACTCAAACGGATTCTCGGTAACGGCGTTTGTTTTCATCCCTTCCAGAGCGGACGCAAGGGAGGGAGCGTTAAAAGGCTCTATCACAATGCCGCTCAGGTCATAGCTCAGGTGCTGGGCATTGATAGTCACCACCCCGTTTATGGGACGACTTATCTTGTACACCCTAAAGGGCTGGGGCCTTGCGGTAGGATTGGGCTTTGACATGATAAGGGAGCGCAAAGTTATATCCGCATAATGCAGACCATTCAACCTGTACTGCATTTCCAGTTCAAATGGCCCGTTTAGTGTTTCCTCCACCACGCAGGAGATGCAATCCGACAATGCCCCCAATCCATTGGTATCCCACGCCGCAGCAGTGGGAGGATACAATCTCGGATAGTTCATAGCGTCCACCATCTGGGGGTGATCTTCACGGAGGTCACAGTCCCCGTCCAGCTTATATTGTTTGCCCCCTCACATAACACCGGGAAGTCCGGGGCATTGATTATGCCGTTCAAATTTGTGCTGCCGTTATAGGCGTTCTGGGTTTCGCTGTCCAGCGTGATTTTGCTTTCCAGCCCAGTTATCTCCACATCCACATTCCCCACCGTCAGGGTGATATCTCCGGATCCGGTCACTTCGATCAAAGGCAGCGCCTGGAACGGATTGGGCCCGGTCACGCTTCCCGCCGCCGTAAGGGTTACAGGGGTTTCCCCGGATACCAAAAATCGCCTTGGGTCGCAGTTAAAGGAGATGGTTGCCCGGCCAAAGCGGTTAAGGATATTTTCTATATCCACGGGCCCCTCGAAAAAAGCGAGGCGGAAGGTATCCGCCTCGTAGCTGTCCTCTAATCTTTGATACCCCACAGGCCCGGCCAGCCATGCCGCCGCTGCTTTGGCAATGGTCGGCAGTTTGGGCTGATCTGCGCTCAGATAGACCATGTACTCCTGTGCGTAATTGTTGTATCCGCCCAGATCCTCCACCATGTCCCCGGACTTGCCCGGGATGGAGGTTATAAGGAGCTTCTTCTGCGCGTAGGTTCTTCCGGGGTATCTTTCTACGATGACCTTCACGTCATCGCTGGATTTTCCCGCCCATTTGATCATTGCCACACCGCCTCTCTTCGGTTTACTTCGGCCTGCATTCTGCGCATGACTGCATCTGCCAGGGCATTCACGTCCTGCCCCTCAGCGCCGTATACCTGTATGTTGATGCCGCCCCAGTTGGTGGTTGTGCTGCCCCCGTTTACGGATCCTCCGGTTTCGGGGATATTATCCCATGCGGTCTGCGCTCTCTGGATAGACGCATACGCCGCTTCCGACAGCCGGGAGGAGGCACGGGTAACAAGGGGGATGCTCTTTTCAAATCCTAACGCAAACCCTTCACCGTCATACTTGCCCAGCCGCATATATTTCTTGGACGGGCTCTGGATCATATCGGATCTGGCCAAGCTTCCCTGCCCGGCAGCAGACAATCTTGCAGCAGCAGCGCCTACTCTACCGGCCATGCTCTCAATGCCTCGCGCGTAGCCTTCTCCGCAGTTCACACCGAGTTCGTAAAATTCGTTGGGGTTAAGCTGTCCCTTCGCCGCCGTGGTGGCGTCTGCAAAATTCCCGGCAAGTATATCCTTCAGCTGCCCGGTTTCCCGCATGGCCGCAATGATTTCTTCAATTTCTTCATCCGTGGCCGTTCTCAAGGCTTCCAAAGCGGCGGCGGATTCCATGGAGCCATCCGCAAAGGTGGCTGCCAGCTCATTCACGCCGTCAATGTTCCGGCTGGTCAAAGCGTTAAAATTACTTGTGTAATTCTTAAAGTATTCTATCTGGCTCTTTTTGGCCGCGATCATTTCCTGCACGGAGGTTTTGGTCTTATTCTCGACCTTATCCCACTCGCCAAACTGCCCATCCAGACTGCTCCGGGCCGCCTCGTATGTTTTGTCATATGCCGCCTGGGCTTCCTCCATGGCCTTGGTCTGTGCTTCCACCGCCTCCTGTGTTTTCTGTGCGGTGACTTCGGTGGTAGCCGCAACCTTTTCCTGCGTTTCTCCAAGTCCTTCTATTTCGGCGTTGGTTTTTTCCACCTCTGCGCCCAGCTCGCCCACTACCACTTGTTGGTTTGCAAGAGCCACGCTTAAACTTGTGATGTCATTTTCAATTTGTACCTGCTCAAAAGATTTAAACGGGCTTCCGGTGTCTATCTCTGCAAGCCTTTGTTTTAGTTCTGCCAGCTTGGCCGCTAAGCGTTCCTGCTCTTTCAGGGCCGCATTGTACTGTACCTGTACGTCCACGGCTTTATTCATCAGGGCATTGGCTTCTGCCTCCTTGACGCGCATTGCTACCAATTCCTTCAGACTGGATACATTCGCGTCTATGAGGCCGGTTTGCTCGTTGTACAGATCGGCCAATTCCGGCATGACCTCCACAAGCCTGCTGGATACTTCTTTCAGCAGTTCCGTTTCTCCCGCCGTCCGATTTGTTTTCTGCGCCAGCTTTTCGTACGAGGCGATAAGTGCAAGACTTTCGTCCTGTGTATCTCTGGCCGCAGACACCGCATCATTGTAGGTGGTGTTTATAGATTCCAGATTTCGCTGGAGCATCTGGGTTTTTATAGCCGCTTCCTGTGCCGTCCGGTAATATTCGTCCGTTGCCATTCTCGCGTCATGGATGGAGGTTGCAACCGCTACGGCAGCTCCGGACAAAGCTACAAGCGCCGCAATTCCTATGGCTACCTTGGGGGATCCCAGCTTTTCAACAAACCCGCCCAGCCCCTCGGACATTTTTTTAATGTCGTCGGCCTGTTTGGCCAAAGACGTAAGCCCGGATAATGTTTTCACACCGGCCACCAGACCGCCGCCCACAAGAGCAACGTTTTTCATGGTGGTCAACATTCCGCCCAGGGATTTATCCAGTTCTCCGCTTTTCAGTTTGAGCGTGTCTACTACATTGGGGATGGATGTCGCCGCTCTCTTTATGACCGGTGCCACGTTGTTGTAGACGTTTACAAAACTATCCGCTACATCTTCGGTCAGCTGCTCCACGTCAGACTCAGAGTCACCCAAACCGGCCACAAAAGACTTAAATGATGCAGACAAAGATCCCAAAGAGCCCTCTATGGTTTCCGCCGCTTCCCGCCTGAAATTTCCCGCGTATTTGGTGGTGCGCTCGAAAAAGTACCGCATGGACAATTCAGCCTTTTCGGCGTTGGTCATCTTGGAAAAAGCTTTATCCATGCCCAGCTCCAGCCGATAGGCTTCCAGTGTCGTGGCATTCATTGCCACGCCCAGGTTATCCATCATAGTATAATTACCCTTGGCCGCGCCGGTAACGGCTTCCAGCGCCGAGGATACATCAATACCCATGACAGAGGCAGCGTCCGCCGCTCTCTCTATGGCAAGCGTGGTCAATTCCATAGACCTTTCCACGCTCAGCCCGGAGCCCTGAAAAAGTGCGCCCATCTTATTGGCCACTGCCAAATATTCTGCCTGAGACGTGCCCAAGGTCTTGGATGCGGTTTTAGACGTTTGTACAATTTGGTCGGCATAGTCGCCAAACACCGCCGCCGCACCGCCTACGGCCTGCTCCAATGCACCGTAAGCCTTAACAACCTGCGTCCCCAAAGTCGTTGCAACGGTCAGAGATGCCGCCGAAAATGCAAGCGTGACATTCAGCGCCTTATTCAGTTTATCTGCGTAAAAGGCAACCTTCTCCGCCGCTTTCTTGGTTTCTTCTGCTTGCCTCTTTTGAGCCTCCGCCAGGTCTTTTTCTTTCTGGGCCGCGTCCGATGCTTCGGTTTGCAGATCTCCCAATTCCGCATTAAGCTGGTTGATGGTGGCCGAGGTGTTATTGATATCCGCCTGCGTCTTTGCAATGGCGTTACCCATGTCCTCATAGGCGCGCTGGGCGGTTGTAACCTCTTTACTTCCCTCCCCGTATTGGGCCTTTACTTCCTCCAGCTGCTTTCCGTAATTCTGGTATTGCTTCTGCTGCTTCGCAAGTAGGTCGGTGAGGGTGGCAAGCTTGTTTTTCTGGTTTTCAATTTGTTTTGTCAGTATGGGGATCTTTGCGGCGGCTTTCTGCTGTGCGGTGGCGTTTTTGTCAAAGGAGGATGCCAGTAATTTCAGCTCGGAGTCCAGCTCTTTATCCGCCTGGGTGATGCTTTTTATCGCCCGTCTATATTCCTGCTCGCCCTCTATGGCGATCTTTGTCTTTATGTCGCTTGCCATGGGTTACCTCAGTTCAAAAATGTCAAAATCTGCCGGAGCTTCTTCTTTTTCCTTCGCCGTGCCGTTATATACGGCAAGGCAGGAGATCATATCCACAAACTCCCCGTACCGGGTGGACAAAATCTCCTGCCTTTGCATGCCTAACTTACGCCCGTAAAACAGGGCCCAGGATAGGGTCAATCGCCGTCTGGTCTTTTTTTTTGAGATTCCAGCTTGACGGTGACGGCGGTATCCACATCAAAGCATTTAAACACTTTTTCCCTGAGGAGGATGTACTCCGGCATTTCCAGCCCAAACACATCCTCCACGGTCAAATAGTGTTCACCGTCTGCGCCTTTGCTCAAAATAGAGATGATCTGCGCCCACGTTCTGGTTTGCTCTTCGTAGGACTTTCCTTCGCCCGCCAGCAACAGACCCACATTTCCAAAGTCCTCATCTTCGCAAAGTTTAGCGATCTCAATGGACGCGCCTACTGTCAACGCCAGTTTTTCCTCCATCGTCATATCCTCAGTCGGTGATGTTAAGCAGCTGCTTGATCACAGCCACCGCATCCTCCCGGCTTTCCAAATCGTCCACATGGTACTGCCAGTTGTGGGCGGTAGTGTCATCCCTAAAGATCTGAGCCGTGAGGGGGGTGTTCTGCCAGTCGATGGTTTTCTCCTGCGTGGCAGCGGCTACCGCCTCGGGGTTAAACTTGGCCTTGGTCAGTACAATACCCCGCCAGGTAGTCACGCCTCCGGATCTGCGGCGCTGCAAGCACCCAATGCCCACATAAGGAGCCTGGGCGGAATCACCATACTTGTAGACGCTGGCTTTTTTGCTTCCGCCAGCGCCGATGGTCACTTCCTCCGCAGCCGGGAGGCCCATAACAAGCGCCTCAGTCTCACCCAGCAATCCGTCAATGGTGATGGTGGCCGTGCCATCGGAAAACTCGCCGGAGGCATTTTCTGCCGCCTGGTTATCGGCATAAAAAATGTTATCCTCCGAGAAATTCACATCCAAAGACAGGGACACGCCGCGCCCCAGGGGAACGCCTGCGGAGTAGGTGGTAGTGCCGCCAGTGTTGCTGTACTTAGCAACGAAGACATCGCTAAAACCGGTAATTACTCTTCCGTTTGCCATATTCATTTCCTCATTTCATGATTTTGTTTACTTCTTCTTCGTAGGTTTCCAGCATCTTTTTTTGTGCTGCCGCCTTGGAGCTCCGAACCGTTTTTTTGATAAAAGGATAGGCACGACGAAAAGACGTTCCACGCTCTACAGATCTGGCTATAAGCTGGTTGGGCTGTCCGCCAGGATACTTTTTTGTTCGGATCCCGTTATACCCGTCAAATCCGATTAATACGTTGTAACCGTCATTTTCGTGCTTCATCGGGGTGATGCCAAAACTCTCTTCAAGCCCCTGCTTTTGTAGGGGCTGAATACCATACACCGGGTTTTCCGGCGTGCCAATGCGGTTATCCGTTGGGATACCCTGTATAGCCTGACGCATATTGTCGGCCACCACGCCAGCCCCTTCATACAGAGTGCGCCGGATGATCTCCGGTGCCTGTATGCTCAATTCTTCCAGTTCGTCTATTTTATCTTCCAGCCCTCTAATGGTCATCTTCGCCATATCAGACAACCTCCCAATCCCATGAGTAGTGGATCAGGTTGGTTTCTTCCTCATACAGCGCATCCGTCAGCTCCCAGGCCATTTCCATGGACTCCATGGCTTCCTGCACTTGATCCACTACCGGATCAAATTCAGTTTGCGTATAGTAGTCCACTTTGCCGGTTATGCCCTGCTCGGCCTTGTGGTTGTCGGCTTCAAAGCCGTTATCGCCGTCCTCGGCCCACACCAAAAAAGGGGCCTGTAATCTGGGCCGCCAGTAGTGGTATGTATTGGGGGTTACCGCTGCAAAGGTCTCGCCGATGGCTTTAAGCCGTGATTGCAGAGATGTCATACAGATCATCCACCTTTCTGAGTGTCAGGTCGGTGACCTTCAGTCCGTCATCATCTAACAGGTGCTGCACGTTGTCAATCCGGTATTGCTCTCCGGTTTCCAACACTGCATACATGCCTATCTGGATATTTGGGTCAGCCCACACCCTCACAAGCATATCAATCTGCTGGTTTACGCCTTGCGCCGCGTAATACCGGCCATAGCCTATTGTTCTCGCGCCGTAAAAATGCCGCCAGAGCTCTTGCAGCTGTGCCTTGGGCATTTTCCCCTGATTAGGAGGATACTCAAGGCGGCATATGGTCAGCAGTCCGTCATCGTAGGTCATTGGGACACCTTCCCGCTAAACAGTCGGTTGTTCAGCGCCCACCGCAGCATTCGGGGCATGGGAGGGTTGTCCTCCGCCCTCTTGCGATAGAGATACGCGGCATACATCACTATCAGCTCGTTATCCTCCGGGGTGTCCTGCAAGCTGATTCCCTCCCGGGATATTAACTCCCGGGAGGTCAAGAGGAGGTGTGCAAGATAGTCATCGTATACCGTGGTGATCATGCTGAGGTTAAGCTTCAGCAGCTTCAACAGATCCGCCTCGGTCATGCGCTGCCTCAGGACTTGGTGATGGTGACGGTGTACACCTTAACGGCGTTGCCGTTTTTCACGGTGATGCTCAGGGGCTTGGTGCCGGTGACGGGAGTGAGGGTTTCGCCGTTTACGATGTTTTTGCCGTTATAGGACAGTGCCACGTTTGCGGCAGCCTGGGCAGGAGTGGCAGCTACGGCAGCGGCAGCGGTCATGGTGGCGGCGTAAGCGGTGGTAGCCGCGTCAAAGGACGGGGACAGGGTAAGCCCGCTGATTCCGTCCAGATCTGCATCATTGGCAGTGTCGGCGGCAAAGTCCATGGAGGTGGTCACATCGCTGCCGTTGATGTTGATAGCCACAAAGGCGCCGGGGATAACGGGAGCGCCGTCCGCTCTGGCCTTGCCCCGGAAAACGGTGTTATCCTGGATAAACTGTACCTCCCGGCTGGCCTCGATGCTCATGCCGGCGCGCTGGACAAACAAGTACAAATCGCCATAGCCGCCGACGATATCGCCATCAGGCATAAACTCCAATACCTCGATGTCGCCGGAGACGATAGGCAGGATGCCGTACACGTTAGCCACCACATCACCGGAGGCAGTAAAGGTGATAGCCTTGGATTTCAGCAAGGCATAGGTCTTGGAGTTCATGGCCCAGAACTGATTGCCACGGCTGTAACGGGTAAAGGTGTTACCAGCCGCCACCTGCAAGGCCGCCCAGAACTCAGCGCCGGTCTTGTTGCTGGCGATCTGCTGGATGTTGCTGGTGTGCAGGTCAACCCAGGCAGGAGCGTTGGCAGGATAATCGGCAGGCTTGCTCTGCTGGGCAAGACGGGTCACAATGCCCAGAGGCATTCTGTTCGCCGCACCCTTACCGTACAGGATAGCCTTATCCTCCGCCAGGCCGATGGCTTCCGCCAGCATCTCCACGATCCAGCTGGCAAGGTTCACATCGTTGTCCTCCAGCAGGCTGTTGCACACAGGCACATAACCGGCTACTTTGTATCCGTCCAGAGTAATCTGGTTAAACGCAAAGGTCAGTTCGTTGATGGCCGCGCACATTTCAGTCCACACAGCTTCGGGGACGGTTCCGGCAATGGTCTGCCGCGCTTCGCCGGAAACGTTACGCACGCGCACCCGCCGCAGCAGCTTGCTATAGCGGTACATGTTCTCGGCGATCAGATCCAGCATGACCACGGGGATAGTCAGCTCGCCGCCAGTGATGGCCCGGCTCTGGCCCTTCATGCTTCTGAGTTGGCCCAGGAATTCTTTTACCTGGTTGTCGCCCAGGATCATGCTACGCTCTTCTATGGTAAGAGCGTCAAACGCCCGGACGCTCATATCCAGGCTGCGTACATTGGTTTTGATGTGCATCTTGTTGCTCCTCTCGGTTTTCTTTTCGGGTTCGGGAGCCTTGCGCTCCAGGTCGGTAAGGTCTTTTTCAAGCCCTTCGATTTCGGCGTTGAGGGTATTCACCGCCTCTTCGTGGGCCTTTTTCTCCGTGTCAAACCTCTCCACTTCCTCAGATACGGCTTTCTGGGCTTCTTCGTCCTCAGCCTCACCGATAGCGGTTTCCAGTTCCTTTTCCCGGGTCTCAAAGTCTTTATCTTTGGCCCTGAGTTCTTCCAGCTGCTTCTTTTTCAGGTCGATAGACCGCCGCAGCATGATGGTTTTAAGTGCCATTTGCAGCTCCTTTCAGCTTGGCGGTCATTTCATCCCGCCATTTTTTTACTTGTCGTTTCTTGATTTCGTCCCGCTCTGCTTTTCGAGCCTGCACGCCGGTATCCTCGTAAGCCGGAAAAGTCACTACGGACACCTCGTACAGTTTGACCTTGCGGATGTGCCAGGCAGCGGGTTCCCCGTCTTTGTACTCCACGTACTCATCCGTGATGTCAAACCCAAAGGAGCACTGAGACACGTCCCCGCGTTTTACACGTTCATACAGGTTTACCGCGTCCTGGTCAGCCTGATTCACAAGGATGCTGCCCCAAAGACCTCTTTCATCCAGTCGGAGGGTCAGCGTGCCGGAGATCGTGCGCCCCAGCACCAGAGTAGTATCATGGTTGGTAAGGGCCCGCACATCTCCGTCCGTTTCGCCGTCAAACGCGCCGGGGTCTATGGTTTCATATGCTCCATCCCATAACTCATACCGGCTGTTGTATACGGCAAAATATCCTTCAATGTACAGGTTCCCGTCCTCCGCCCGGGTGTTAAAATCCCCGTTGCGGGAAATAGCGTAGCGTTTACAGATCATCTGCACCGCCTCCGTTCAGTTTGTTTTGTTCCCCGATCATTCCCCGGGGGATGTAGTTCTCCAGGATAACCAATTCGTCCAGCCCGTCCATGGGAGACAGGCCCAGCCAATCCCTAACCTCATTGCCTGTCATGATGCCGCGCACAAACTGGTCATCTGCCACCCGTGCCAGGTCGGTAAGGTCATAGTTGTACAGGCTGCGATTGTTAAAACGGAAATACAGATCCGGACTATATAAGAGCTTCCGCGTTAATTCCTGCTGGATGTTCTGCGCTAAGGGCATAATGCGCGTGGAGATAAAACTGTTCCACGCTTCCCGCCTGAAGTCTCCCACGCCCAGCACAAACGGCGGTACTCCAAGGATGGTGGCAACCGTCTGCTTGTCCAGTTTTACAAAGTCCGCCAGTGCAAGATCAGACAGGGTCAGGGGTTTAACTTGCTCCACGGAAAACTGCTCCGATGGTATCAGCCAGGGTTCCCCGGCTTCACCGCTCATGGCGTAGCTTTCCAACAGTTTTTTTCTGCCGTCAGGGCTGGAAAACTCATCCGTCAAAGCGTCCACTTTGACGATTATGGACGGTTTCCACTTTGACGACATAAAGCCCCGTTCCGTTGCCGATGCCTGTTTAAGGTTTGTTGCAACGCTCGACAAGGCTATCTGGTATCCTTCGCCCAGCCATGGGTAATAACTCCCGGGGTTGGCAACAAAATGGAGCACGTCCTCCGGATCGTATTCCTGCCCGGCCACAATCACCTTGTAGCCAAACGCCCCATCCGGGACAAAGGACGCAAACGCTGGAGGGATAGGCATTAGCTGCCGAATATACCCGCTTTCCGTCCTTGGATATACAACCGCGTTCCCGTGCCCGTCCAATAACATGGTACGCACGATCCACTGTACAAAGTTGGATCTGGTCATGTACTTGTTGGGGTTTATGTCTACTCTCCGGCTCAGCTCATTGACTATGCGCACATCGCCCCGGTCGGTATTCTGCATAAGATGGATGGTCATGGCTCCGATCAGCCGTGCAATGGTATCCACCGCCGTTATGATCTCCGGGTTATGTGCCAGGTTTGTATATCCGGCACACGCAAGAGATGCATCATCGCCAGCCCAAAAACCGACTATTCCGCGCTTTTTAGGTTCCGCCCTCGGTGCCGGACGGCTTCTGTTCTTTTTACTCACTCTTCATTTTCTCCCCACCATTTTTTCCCGGCCTTGGATCTCTCAAGGCTCTCAAGGTAGCGGATGCAGGCAAAAACTGACGCATCAAACAGGTCAATGCGGTGTTCCGGCTGCACCTTGTCATATTGGATCATGTCATCCGTTTTCTCCACGGCTGACACGTTCTCCACGCAGTATTCATACGCTTCGCTGTGCAGGTAGTACAGGCTTCCGTTCTTCGCACATTGTTCAATGTGGCGGAAGCCTTCTGATTTTTTGTAGTAATACTGAGGCTGGTCGATGATCTTAAATCCTGCCTCTTTCATGCCAATAAAATATTCCCGGCAGAATTTGCGGTCATGGCCCACCTGCCGGATCTTAAATCCCTTTTTGCGCATGGCCACAAACCAGTTGACCACATCGGCATGGTTGACGGTCGGGGTGTTGCACATGGTCAGCCACCCGTCATCCTGCCAACCAAACAAGGGTATATTGTCCTCATCCGCTTTTTCGTGTGCCCTGACAACCGGAAAAAATGCATGGGAGATAATAATATCCGTCCCTTTGTAATTCCCGTACAAACATGCTGCCGTCAGGTCGTGCAGCTTGGAAAGGTCAGCGCCTCCGTACCAGTCAATGGGCAGCTTCGCCAGTTCGTCCAGCGTCCAGGTGTATTTCTGGTCGCTCTTCCTAAATTCATCGATATCAAAATAGGCCCGCATAGCGGAGGAGTACACGTTCAGAGATTTTGCAAAAAAGTCCTTCCGCTGCTGCGGATCGTTAAGCGCCTGTAGGCTGTCGTTTAAGATCTCCGCAGGCCGGATGCTCACGCCATAAGCCGGGTTCGCCATTTCGTGGATCTTCGGATCCGTAAAATCTACGCTCCCGTCCCGCACCCCATCCGGAGCGCAGCACGCAAAAATAAAATATTGTTCGTCCTTCACCGTGCCGTCCAGCACCTTCCGACAATACTTTAATCGTTGTCCCAAAAAAGCCTGCTCGTTATCGCCCGCCGTGGAAATGCCGATCAGCAGTTTGTTTGTGTAGGCTTTCATGGCCTCCTTAAACAGGTTGTATTGCTTCGGCTTTTTAAAGGCGTGGATTTCATCGCATATCGCAATGTTGCAGTTTAAGGAGTCTTGTGTGTCTGCGTTCGCCGCCAGAGCACGAATAAAAAAAGACCCGTCCGGAAGATCGGCGGTCATGGAGTGCTCGTTGTTGTTGTCTATGATTTTTACCGCCCCGCCGTGCTTTTCATCCTCGCCCATCCGCTCCACGTTGTAGCGGAGGAAGTTATAAGATTCAAGTGACTGCATAAGGGCAGCTGACGCAATGTACATTTTCGCCCCGCTTCGCCTGTACCATAATGACAGAGCCCAGCTGAGGGCAGCGGCAAAGGTCGTTTTAATATTTTTCCGAGGTACAAATATAAGTGCCTCGTGGTACCTTACAATATCCGTTCCCCTGAGCTTAAATCCCAGGAGATTGTAGATAATAAACTTGTGGTACGGTTCCAGCAGAAACGGCTTCCCGCGCAACGGTGTTCCGTCCAGCTGTTCCCCTTGCTGGTGTACCAGTGTTTTTTCGATGATCTGGATGCAAAACTCCGGCCCTTTGGGATGCATCTCATATTCTGGATTTTCCAGATCTGCAAAAAATCGCTCAACCGCCTGCTTGAGTTCCACGCAGGCAATTTTCTCGCCGCTCCGTATGCTTTCGGCGTACTTCAGCACCACGGGCCAGTTTTTACCCTTAGTCTGTTTCAATCTGCATCAGAGCAGCGGCAAGACCGCTCGGTTTTTCTTTCGTGGGCCCGTCACCGCTTACTTTTTTGTAGCTGCTTGGTGTGAGCCCCAGTTCCCGCCAGTACGCCAGAGCGGATTTATTCAAATCGTCCCATAAAATAAGCAGTGGATTTTTGACAATGTTCGTTGCGCCTCCTTTGTTGGTGTGCCTCACCACAGGATTTCCGCCCGTATCCTCGTACAGATCCAGCGCATCGTCCCGTTTCTCTAAAATACCGGCAAGGGTGGTGATAAGGGGCGCGTATTCCTTCGGCGTGATGCCTTTTTCTCGGCACATTTTCTTTATTATTTTTTCCCATGCTCCGGTATCCACTTTAGTTATCCCCCTTTTCCACAATTGTCTCTCAGAGTTGGAAAAAGCTACCCGCCCCAGTAGGGAAAGCCGGGAAGGGGCCGTCCCGATGAGGGGGGGGCTATCGCTTCCGATTCCCGCCTTTTTCCGGGTGCTGTTTATTGTGACACGCATGACAG